GGTCGCAAGCGAGATTAGCAGATATAGCGGATGGGACCAACAGACAATGGTTGCAATCGCTAAAGCAGAGAATCGGACTTGCGACCCCTTCAGACACAATTTGTCATCAGGCGAGAATCACGGCGTCTGTACAGGGAGCTACGGAGTTCTACAAGTCGGATGTGTTCACTATAACGGCGAGGATGTCAACGACTTGGCAATAAATGTCTCGATCGCTCACGAGGTATGGCGCAAACAAGGCTATAACGCCTGGACACAATATACTAACGGAACTTATAAGGAATTTCTAAAATGATAAACCTGTACGAATACCAGAAGCGATATCTTGCTGATTTACCGGCGCGCGCTATTATGGCTGCTGATACTGGCACAGGTAAGACATTTATGGCCCTGGCGCATTATGCTAATCACGGTAGAATAATCGATACCAGTTTTGGGTATAAGAAAATGCGACCACTACTAATACTTGCACCGGCCTCGAAAGTCCGAACACAAGACTGGGAACGCGAGATCGCTGAGTATTTTGGCGACAACCAACCTGAATACATTATCTACTCATATGAAAAATTCAGCCGGAACCCGAGCACCAAAAGGATGAAGGAAGGTCAGAAACCTATTTGGCACCAGTTTTCACCGGCTCATGGCGGTAAACAATACGCGGTAATATGTGACGAAATTCACAGAGCTAAAAATTCTCAGTCACTAACTGGAAAAGCAGTATTCGCAGTGGCCCGAGGCGCGGACTTTTTCGTGGGATTGTCAGCCACGCCACTACCTAACGGATGGATCGACGTTGCGAATTATTTTAAGATATTCGGAATTGTGAAACATATCACACATTTCAAAAAAGTATATTGTCAGATCGTGACTTATAAGGGATGGCCGGAAATAGTCGGCTACAACAACGAAGAAGATCTAGCGCGCAAGTGGCAGTCAATGAGCAAGCAGCTCACCAAAGCAGAAGCTAACGATTTACCGGATCGGACATTTATAGGCGTGAATTTCAAGCGACCGAAGGAATATGTCACGACTCTAATGCAGCGTAAGCACCCCGAGACTGGCGAGCTCCTGGACTCAGCTCCGGCCCTGGCCCACGCCCTCCGGCAGACGCTCACGGCCCCGAAGCTTGACTACTTAAAAGAACTCCTCGTCGGAACGACTGAGAATGTAGTGATCTTTTATACATATATATCTGAGCGAGAAGCGATACTTAAAATGCTCAAGCACAAGGATTTTAAGCAGAAGACAACATATCGTCAGGATGGCGAAGCTCACGAATTACCGAGCAAACAAAATTGGTCCGCAGTGAAAAACTCAGTGACGATCGCGCAATATCAGTCCGGATCAACTGGCGTTGAAATGACCTACGCAACACAAGTGGTATATTTCAGTCCGACATATTCGTATGGTGATTATATCCAGTCGATCGGACGAGTATATCGCAACGGCCAAACTCAGAAGACAACATTCTACAATTTCCGGACCATTCCAACTATTGAAAAAGAAATTTATGAGGCTTTACGAGGGAAGCAAGATTTCCAGACGAAGCAGTGGCTAACTAAATTAGAGCAGAAGGAGGCTCGAAATGGGTAAAGTAAAAACAGTCCAGGTTCAGAATAGGCTGATTATTGCTGACGGTGAAGGACCGCTGCGATATGTCGACCTGGACACTAACAAGGTTCATGTTTACAAAAAACCAAAGGTAAGTTTGAAGCGACGAATACTAAAATTATTTGGCCGCCAACCATTTGAAGACGGTTTATATTTCAAGCCAGGAAAACTCTGGCCTGGAGTATTTCAAGATGGTGACGGATTCAAGACTATTAGTATTTCACCTCAAGTAATGAATATTTTACAAACGAAGGCGGTGAATGTTTGCCGCTGGTATGACGGCACCTTCAAACCTATGAAGGGCCACCCTAAATTAAATCAAACTACATGCAAATGGAAATTTGACGGAAGTATTTGGTACCACCTATGAAAAAGAATGAAGCTCCAGACATTATTGGAGTAATAAAACAAGCACTTAATACTGGAAAATTTGAATACACCAGTAACAAGAGTATTCGCATTTATTTACTTGGATATGAAAATAAGATTCCAAAACCAATAAGAATGGTTGAGGTTGAATGGAAGGAAATAGAATGAGCGTAGATATTCAAAAACCCACATCAGAGTTCAGACAATATATTGAGTGGGAAGGACTCTGGCGACATGTTTATGTCATTAGTACCCACTGGCAAACACGAATGTTTGAACCGCCTGCGAAGATGGTCGAGTTCGCACTAACTAAGAACTCAAAAACGCTATATTCAGCCGAGCGATCGCGATTCTATGATCAGAAGCCGAAGAAGCGAAAAGAAAGCTCAGGAATTGCTTGACAGTAATGACTGACAGGTGCTAACATTAAACAACAAGCAAGCAGAAGGGTAATTATGAGTAAAAATTTGAAGAAGGAGTATTATGACCCCCAAACCCCAAGCTAATAAGACTATACCCGAGATACTGGAACAGCTCTGGGAAAAGCGTGGCAGACATAGCAAATTACCGATGTACCCCAAAACCGAGAGCATAGCCGAAGCCACCCAAGCCATCCAAGCCCTCATAACAGAAGCAAGGATAGATGAGTTGCTAACATACAAAAGTAACCTACCAGATGTAGATAGTACAGAAGTATGGTTAAACACTCGGTTGCAACAACTAAAGGAGAAGCTATGACCAACACCCCCAAACCCCAAGCTAAAGAAAGGTTTAAGTAATGAGTAAAGTAGACGATAATTCAAATATGGATGAAGATATCCGGAAGTTCGATAAACTATTAAAACAAGGGAGGTCAAAGTGATTGACGAAAAATTCACCAGCATAACAATTTCGTTTCCAGAAAAAATGATAAAATTTTTGGATGAGGAAGGAGTGCGAAAAGACATGAACCGCAGTCAAGTGGTTCGTGCAGCAGTACGAGAATATCAAGAGAAAGAAAGCTTGCAAACCAAGCCACCAGTAATAAAGGAAGGTAAATAATGGCTAATCTAGTGTTAGTGATTTCGCCTAGCGGTACTGGTAAATCCAGCTCGCTTCGGAATCTTAAAAAAGAAGAGACAGCAGTTGTTCTCTGTAGTGGGAAGGATCTACCATTTAGGCACGATCTACCAACTATGGTCCCGAAGACATATATTGATATATTCAACGCGATCGACAAGAGCGTCAAACCTATTGTCGTGATCGATGACGTCAACTATATGATGAGCTTCGAGGAAATGAATCGAGTTGGCGAAATCGGCTATGGCAAGTTTACTCAGATGGCTCAGAATATGTTTAATGTGTTCAAGCGAATACTTGATAAGGATAGCGATCAAGTATTCTACGTTTTCGGCCACTCGGCTGAAGATGAACACGGCCGGATCCAACTAAAGACAACCGGTAAAATGCTATCAGAGAAAATCGTGCTCGAAGGTCTGACTAACGTGGTAATCACAAACGAAATTGTGGACGGCGAGTTCCGGTTCCGTGTTCAGACTGACGGCAGCGGTATCAAGTCACCTCTTGGGATGTTCGATAAGCCGAGCATACCAAATGATCTAAAGCTAGTCGATGAGGCTGTGCGGAAGTTCTATGGTGAAGTGAAGAAACCAACTAAATCAACTAAGAAGGAGTCAAAATAATGGCTAAATTTACAAAAGAACACAAAGCAGAGCAAGGAAAGTATTTCGCGCTCGGGATCCACAAGGTCCAAATAGCAACCGTAGTTCAAGGCGAAACAGATGATAAGCGTGAGTTTTTTGACTTCACAGTTGTTGACGACCTGAACTCACCTGATCCGACATCAACAGATGTGAGACTATGGTTCCACACCGACAAGTCAATCAAGTATAGCTTTAGCATAATTCGTGGGATATTCACTCACAATGCACCTGAAGGCAAAGAAGACGCTGTGAAAGAAAAACTCAGCAAGATCGATGACACGGATGAATTGATCAAACTATGTGAAAAAGCTCTAATTGGCAAAGAAGCATGGCTTGAAATCGCTGAGGACCCGACTCGTACCTACGAGAAGGACGGCGAAACAAAACCATCTATCAATCGTAATATCACCGGATATGAGCCACAGCCGAAAGCAGTTAGCGCACCGGCAGCGACAGCAACCGCTGGCCCAGCTAAAAGCGAAGACTCCGATGAAGATGTGATGGCTAACTTCTAATGAGGCTTATACTAATAGCTCTTGCTCTAGTAGCAGTGTTCACCACCGGTATCTATATCGGTATGGTGAACGCTCCTGTGAGCACCACGACTCTTGAGCCGTATCAAGGTCCTGGCAGTGGAGTATTACGTCACGGCACGATCCTAAAAGAAGAATATAAGGGACCAGAATCAATATCTGGTACGCTGGATATCAAGGGTATCTGGATCTTGAAGGAGCGATAAATGAAATTCACATATTTTGACGGTGAACAGCGATCACCAGAATGGTTCGCACTCCGACTAGGCAAAGTTACTGCTAGTCAGCTACATCAGTGGCTCGCAGTCTCTAAGGCTAAAGGTAAAGAAGGTAAGCCGTTAAAAGCTCGCCTCGACTACGAAAAAGAGCTATTGTTTGAGCGCAAGTTCAATACTAGCTTCGAGCGATTCGTCACTGACGCTATGCAAGATG